CCCGCCCAAGTAGCGGCAGGGCGAACCGTGAAGTCCGTGAGATTGTAGCTGCCCGAGGACAAATCCGCAGCCGTTAACGTGTCATCAGACGAGAACCCAGCGTTTGAAACAACTGGGCCTGAAAAGGTGGTAGTACCCATAATTCATATTCCTTCGTGCACAAGTAGCTCGATAGTCTGTGCATCGTCCGCCGGGGCGGTCTAGCGAGCTGGGTTTTCCCCGGGAAAGAAGTAAGACCCGAGCCAGCTTTGGGCCAGCTCGGGTCTCAGTCGGGTTAGATACCCGGAGTGCCGAATACGCCACGCGGGTCAGTCCAACCAAACGCATAGCGTTCGGTTGCCTTGTACCTCATGGAGTCGGTTTCGAAGTCGCCTTCCATGGACTTTTCGAGCCCACGGCGCATGGCCAGCTTCAGACCTTCCGGCGCATCAGTCTGGACCCAAAACGCGGTGGTCGAGGTGACACGCGACAGGTTCGCCTGACCATCGGCAAGCAGCCCCATCGACTTGACGGGGTTGATGTCGTTGTCAGCCGTACCGGCCCGCAGAGCGGACTTCAGCAGCACTTCAGCTTGGAAGACGTTGCTGGGACCAGCGACGATCTTCTTCGGCGTCAGGCGGATGCGCTTGCCGTTATTGTCCACCGCGTTGCGGATCTGGATGAGCATCTGCTCAAGCGAGGTCTGCGACAGGTTGGCGGCAGTCGACAGCTTGTTGCTGAAAGTACCATTGACGATCGGGTGGTTCGTCGCCACCAGTTCCACGCCATCGCCACCGGCATAAGCCGAGTTGAAGGAGCGGTTCAGGACGTTGGCGCCAAGGGTTTCCTTGGTCTCGATCAGGGACTGCGCCAAGTGACGGGCGTAGGTCTGGCCGATACGAATGTGGTCGCCGTCTTCCACCAGCACTTTGGTCAGGGCGAAGGCAAGGCCATACACCCGGTACACATAACGCTGAAGGAAGAGGACACCACCCGACTGGTAGGTGACAGGCATGCCGTCCGGCAGTTCCGGCGCAGCGCCGAAGCCATACAGGACGGGTTCTTCGTGGTAGTTACGCGGGATACCGTTGAAGGTTTTGAAGACTTCAGCGTATTCATCTGCACGCTGCGTGTAGATGCCATCGAACTCCTCGTTCAGGATCGGTTCTACGATTGACCGGAAGTCGGTACTGCGCATTGGGGTAGCCATTTTTCAGGTCTCCTTAGTATGCGGCCACATCAGCAACATTCTGATGTTGGCTGATCTGGACCTGAACGATGACGAAGGGATCACCAAATGCGTTGTCCGGTCCCGGCGTGATGCCGATGACACGAAGCGACGCATTGGCGGCGGAGGTAGCGGTGTCGAGCATCTGCGAGGAGAGGCCCGTGGTGGTGTTACCGCTAATGGCAGTCAGGTCAAACTGACTGCCGATGCTGGCAACCGTCAGCGTGGCATTTGACTGGATTTCGTAGATGAGAGTGCTATCCAGTGACGCGTAGGCAACTACTTCGGCCGCATACTGCGAGGCAGTCCACTTGTTGGACACGCGGCGACGACCGTCGCTGTCCGTGAACTCAACGCCCTGAAAGACACCAATGAACGCGGCGCCGACGGCGGACGCGACAAGGGTGCCTGCGGTTTCGCCGCCACTAGTGCTAGGAGCGATACGAACCGGCTGGTTCTGAAAGATGTTGGACGCGTAACCGTTCTCACAAGTAAAAGCGGTGGGACGAACCACGCCGCTCGGCGAGTAAGACGGACGGAGACCAAACGGCTGGGATACTGAAGACATTAGCCATTTCCTCTAAAGTTGGGTTTAAGGTACCCCAGCCCTAGCTAAACGCCACGGGACGGGGAGCGGGTTCATACATGTCCGTCATACCGTCGCCCTCGATCAACTTCCCTCCAGCACGAGCCGCCTGTTCCCGCATAATCTCTGCGGTTTCAGCCAGCTTGTTTTCCTCACGCAACGGCGCATCGTGGTGAGCTTCCTGCATGAACTTTTGGTACAAGCTCATGGGCAGCTTAAACGCGAGCATCTCGTTGACGCCCACAAAACCGGTCCATTCGCCGGTCTTGACGGACGCGTATTCCAGTCCGGGGATCTCTTCAGGCTTGATCGGCTCGTATCCGAGGCGAATGCGGCGATGAATACTGTCACGCGGATTGGTAGTCGTGAGCCAGATTGAGTGATACCCGGGCAATTCGGGTAAGTCCGGCAATGCATCATTAAACAGTTGCTGACGGAACATCTCTAGCCTGTCGTCATCGCTAACCGTGCGGTCCTCGGTAACTTTACGTTCCTCGGCTTCACGGGTACGGCGACTGGCACCAATGTCCTTCTTAAGGCGTTCATCTACGTTCATCTGGTTCGCTCCTTTAGCGTGCCGAGGTTTTATCGTAGGCCTGATACGCCTTGAGGTAGCGCGTCCGAAGTGCAGGCTCATCCCACACACCGGCATCCATCATAGCCTGTTTTCGTTCTGGTGTCACATAGACTTCTTTGCGCGTTGAAACGGGCGCGTGCTCGCGGCTGTTTCCCGTGGGCGGAGCCTTGCGGCGAGCCGCCGCCGGTTCAGGGGCTTCGTCTTCCTGCGCGGCGGGAGCGCCGCCCAAGCGAGTGGACACGCGACGTGTCAGCTCGTGCCAGTAGTCCGGCTGCTTGGGGTCGTAACCCTGAGACACCAGACCGTCGTCGATCGCCTTGGTGATGCGGCTGTCCTCGTCACGCCCGCTGGGGTCGTACCAAGGATTGGCCGTCAGCCACTCCTGAGCCAGAGACCGCACGCGCGGGTCCGGGCCGGGGTTGGCCGCCTGATGGCGAACCTGCTCAACCTTCTGTTTCGACTGAGACAAGTCCCACGCGCGCCGGTTGGCCTCATCGCGCAGGCGCAGTGCCGTCGCCATGTCGTCGCCGTTACCGGCCTCAACGGCCCGAGCCATGATCTGCTCGGCCTGCTGGGCGTCGCGCAGGGCTTCCTGCATGCGCTGGTCAATGCTCTGCACGTTCGTGGTCAGGGCGTGACCCTCGACGGCGGACACGCGCCGCATCAGGTCATTGTTCTGCTCGCGCAGAAAATGAAGCTCGCGCTCGGCGTGGTCCTTGGCCCGCTTGCGGACTTCGCGCCGCTTCAGGCGCCGCTTGCGGTTGGGCGATATGTCGTCTTCGCTGTCGTCCTGACTTTCAGCGAGGCGCGCGTCGCCCTCGTCCTTGTCGTCGTCATCGTCGTCGTCCTCGGCTTCCGCCTCGGCTTCCGTCTTCGTATCTGTTTTGCCCTCGTCCTTGGGGGGCGTCTCTACGGCTATCAGTTCGTCTTCGTCTTTTTCAATTAGTTTTTCGTCAGCCATGACCGGCTCTCCTTTGCAGCCTTATAGGAAGGCCTTGATGGCCAGCGGATCGCCGGTCACCTTGCCTACTAGGTCGAGATCATTGAAAATCACCAGCACGGCTTCTTCGTCGTCTGATGTCTTTACCGTCCACCGATCGCCGCCGTAGCGGGGCACGCGCACGAAGTCTCCGGGCACGCACCACGAGCCCTCTGGCCAGCTCTCCATGGTGTTACGGTTCTTGAAGGCCAAGCTGCCTACACTAACGACTTTGGCGACTTGGGTGTTGGCGTGCTCAATCTCGCGGCTCTCGGCCACTAGAATGATGCCGCCCGAGGTGGTCTTCTTGGCCGTCCTGATCTGAACCAGAACGCGGCTACCAAACGGCGCCACGCCCGGGTCGCAGGCCGGAAAGGCCTCGTCGACGTCGGTTGTCTTATTGGCTTGCATTGGTGCTCCCTCTTGCAAGTAATGGTTAAAGATCAAAGTCCTTCCGTTCCCGTTCCGCCACGAGACCGATGATGAGGTCTTTGGCGTGCTCAAGTCCGGCGTACATCCCGACAGCGCGTCCATACTCGAACACGTCACGCCCGGCAGGCTTCATCAGGCTATCTTTCGCAAGCGTGGCCTGCGCGTCCTCGATAACCCGAAGCAGTGTGGCAATGTTCAAGCAGGCGTCTTCTTCGTCGGCGCCTTGCTCATCGGCTCAATCGGCAGGCCCATGGCCATGCGCTTGTGCTGGTTGATGATGTCGCCGCCCTTGACGGGGGCGCCCTTGGGGTTGCTGTCGTTCTTGGCCATATTCATTCTCCTTACGGGTTGATACCGGTGCCGGTGCTGACCGCAATGTTCTCGCCGCTCACCACTTCGAGGTTGGCGATCTCCAAGGCGGTCTGGTTGTCTTCGTTGTTCATCTGCTGGCGCGCTGCGAGCTCGGCCTGCGTGCGCCGTTCCTCGTACGCCTGACGAGCCGCCTCGACCTGAACCTTCTGCAGCAGAGCCGCGTTCTTGAGCTGCAGATCCTGCTGGTCGAGCTGGAGCTGCGCCTGATCGGCCTGCGCCTGAGCCTGCGCCTTCTGGCCATCGAGCTGGGCCTTCTGCCCGGCGATCTCCTTGCGGACGTTGATGTCGGCCATGGCCGCCTGAGCCGCCGGATCCATCTGCGGCTGCGGCGCGAACTGCTGCATGATCTGCTGCGCCTTCTGGATGGCGGGCGGCAGGGTCTGGAAGACGCCGACAGCGCGATCCGAGACGAGGTGCGACGCCTCGGCCAGCATGCGGTCGAAGGCGCGCTTGTCCTCGGGCGTCTTGTTTTCCTTCATCATGTCGCCGATGTCCTCGCCCGTCGTCTCGGTGCCCACGTTGAACACGGAGACGGCGTACCACCACGCAATGTGCTCCTTGATGTGGTTCAGCATGGCCGGAATATAGGCCGGGGCGATGAGCGGGTTCATGCCCAGCGCCGGGTTCATCATGTAGCTCAAGTGCGTCTTGAGGTGGGCGATGTGATCCTGATCGGGGAAGGCCACGACGGGCTTGCCCAGCGTCGCCTTGACGTTCTCGGACACGGCGTTCTCGGAGTGCGGATCGACGGACGGGTTCAGAAGATCCTTGGCGTTCGGAACCTTCATCGTCTCGAGGATGCGCTCCTCGACCTTGCGCGCATTGTAGAGCTGCGGCACGGCGGCGGCGCGCTGGGCGATCGCCTGTATCTGCGCATACCGCTGCGCCTCGGAGAAGATGTTCGGGTCGGACACCGGCACCACGTCCAGCGGGCCCTCGAAGTCCTTGCGCGTGGCGAGCTCCTCGCCGATCTCGGCCTCGATGGCCTCGTCGTCCAGATACATGCCATTGAGGCGGTGCAGGATGCGCAGCACGCGCCCCATGGCATTGTGCAGGCGGCCGTGGATGGCGCTGAAGACCACCATGCCCTGCTCGACACGCGCCAGCGTCGTCCCGACGGGCGTGTTGGCGTTCTGGTCGGCCATGTCGTCCAGCGTCGTGCGGACGACGCCCTTGCCTGCGTCAACCAGCACGCCCAAGAGCTGCAGCAGTACGCCGCTGGGCGGATTGTACGGCAGGGGCATGGCCAGCTTGCGGACGTCGTCCACATTCAGGCCGCCCTCGATCTCGAGCACCTGCGTCGGCTGGATCTCAAGCGTCTGGCCGCCGCGCGTGCCGCCCTTCAGCTTGAGCATCGTCTGCGAATTGGAGATGTGCGCGCTGTCGAGCAGGGCGCGCAGCGCCCCGGTCGCGGCGGCGCTGAGGCCGCCGATCATGTGCGGCAGGCCGATGGGGTAGGCGCCGCGCCACGGCACGAAGGGGAACTCGACGAACCACTCGAGCTCCTCCTTGCTCTCGTCCAGCTCGTCCCAGTTGCGGTAGATGCTCAGGATTTTGCGGGAGAGCTTGTCGATCGTGAGGATGTAGGGCGCGGGCTCGACGTCCACGTCGTCGTCGGCGTCCTGCCCCTCGAGGCTGGCGATGGCGTAGATCTCGTAGACCGTGCGCAGGCCGTCCTCGTTGTAGCTGGTCTCGCTGCGCCCCTCGATCTTGTCATTGGCCTTGGAGGCGTCGCTGAAGTCCGGGTCGGCGCTGGCGGGCACGACGTCCACGTCGCGGTACATGCCGCTGCGCACGCGCTGCTTGTAGTCGAGCTGCGTCAGGTACTGCACATGCGTGCGGCGCTGGGCGCTGTAGAAGTTCGTCGCCGCGAAGGGCAGGTACATGTCGTCGATCGGCACGAACAGGAAGCCGGGGCGGTTGCGGCTCTCGGCCCAGCTCATCTTCAGGTACTGGGCGCCGCCCAGTGGCACCTGCGTCAGGAGCTGCTCGATCTCGGCGCGGAACTCGGGCGCCTGCACCGTGAGCTGCCAGTTCATGTAGGCAGTCTTGCGGTGCGCCTTCTTGAGGCGGGGCATCGTGATCTCGCCGGGGATGAAGTCCTTGGCGGGACCGTTGGCGGGCATGAGCTCCTTCATGGCGCGAGCCGCGAAGTCGATGCAGGCCTCCGTCATCATGGGGTGCACGACCTTGGATGCGCCTTGGAACTGAGCTCCGCCGGGTGCGTCATTGCCCAGCCCAGTGCGGCGCAGGCCCTCCTCGTACTGCTCGTCGCGCTTCTTGCGCGCCTCGCGGTCGCGGTCCACCAGCTCGAGGAACTGCGACGCCAGCTTGTCGAGGTCCGGCTCGGGCATCTCGTCGGCGAGGTTGTGGTAGAAGTCGGGCGACTTGGACTGCTCGGTCTCGTCCTCGTCCAGCGTGACCATCGCGCCGCCGTCGTCGGTATCCGTGACGCCGTCGTCGTCTTCGGCGGGCGCCGGGACGCTCTCGCCCTGCATGGGCTGGTCGTCGAGCTCGTCTTCGTCGGGCATGTTGTCGTCGGGCAGCTCGTCTTCGTCGGACATCAAAGCCTCAAGCCGCGTAGGGGTTCACGACCGTGCGCATTGGCACAGGTTCGCGTATGTCTGTTTTCGCTTTTACCGCACTCAGCATACCCTTGTCCATCATCAAGCGTATTGCCTGCGTGCAGGCATCTACATAGTCGTCGTGTTTCAGGCTGCCGCGCCCGGTGAAGCTGCAGAGCTGGTGCACCAGATCGTCGGTCCACGTTCGCGCCCGGCCGGGGTACTTGTCGCTCTCCGGCAGCCACACCTGACGCCGCGCAAACACAGGCGAGACGATGTGCAGGCGCGTGAGCTTGTCGGCGCGGCCGGGGTTGTAGGCGTATGAGGCGATGCCCTCGCGATCGAGCACCTGACGCAGGCTGATGCCCGATCCCTTTTCCTCGATCACGACGATGTCGGGCTTGCGGCCTGACGTCACCGGCTTGGAGCTGCCGAACAGGGGCTTGATCAGGGCCGTGTCCTCGTCGTCGCCGTAGGCCACGTTGAGCTCGCGCTTGACGCGCTTGACCAGATCCGGCAGGCCGAGCTGCTCCTGCCAGCAGTCCAGCAGCAGGACGTGGGCGCGCTCGTCCACCGAGCCATCGGGCATGCGGACCTTGTGCTTGAAGCCGCCGAAGACGGCGCAGGCGCTGTAGTCGGGGTCGTGGCTCTTGCGGTCGGTGGTCGCCTCGGTGAACGCCGTGTCGAGCGACAGGACGACCCAGTCG